AGAATGAAAAACTACTTATCAATGAAGTTGATATTTTCAATCAGGATAATAAAGAAAAGTTAGACCTTATTATTTTCAATAATTATTCAGATGACAATCTTTCAGTACTACCATCGTGTAGCTGTGGTTCACTTAAAGGAGAGTATTATATCGAAGAAGAATGCCATGAGTGTGGTACTAAAGTAACATCAACTATAGAAGATAATATATCATTTCTTCTCTGGATAAAAAGACCAAAGGAAGTAGAAAAGTTTATATCTCCTATTATGATGTCTATATTACTAGAGAGATATAAAATAACACGACCAAGTGTTAAACTTGTAGAGTATATGATGTTACCTAATTATAAGATTGATAAGAAATATCAAACAAAGAATATAGACTTATTACATAAGTTTGATTTCTTATTAGAACAAAAAGGTATTAAAAGAGGTTATAATAGCTTTATAGAAAACTTTTTTGAAGTTATAGAGATATTAGAAGAACATTTCTATAAGAAGAAACAACCTTCTGAGTATAATTTTTATGACTTTCTAGTTACTAATAAAGATAAAATCTTTAGTGATTATATGCCATTTCCTAATAGAGTTATTTTTAGTATGGAAAGTAATGAATTAGGAAGGTATATTGACAAATCACTTTTAACTCCTATTAATGTTATTCGTAGATTAACAGGTATAGATTTATATGAAAAACCTTCACATATTAAACAAAGAAAAATAGCTACAAGTATTATAGATATGGCTGTTTTTTATGCAGCTTATACTAAGAACAATATATTTAGTAAACCTGGACTTATAAGACAACATATAAGTTCTACTAGATGTTATTTTAATGCAAGAGCAGTAGCTGTAAGTCAAGCAGGTCAGCATGAGTATGATGAGGTACATATAGCTTGGAGTATAGCATGTACTTTATTTAGACCTCATATTTTAAATCAATTAAAGAATAAGTATGGGTTTAACTATAAAGACTCAATTAAGTTTCTTCAGTATCATAATAAAATATATCATCCAACTTTAGATGAGATATTCAATAGTTTAATACAATCTAGTAATGGTGGTATAAAGATATTTCTTAACAGAAATCCATCGTTACATAGAGGATCTATTCAAACTACAAGAATAACTAAAGTTAAAACTGACCCTACTGACACTACAATATCAGTTAGCTTTTTAATAGCTCCTAGTTTTAACTTAGATTATGATGGAGATGAGATTAACTTAACACTAGCTCTTACTAAAAATGTACTGAATAATATGGAGAATTTTGACCCTCATCATAACTTATTATCTTTAAATGGTCCTGGTGAATTTACTAACAATATAAAATTCCCTAAGACTGTTGTAAGTACATTAACTAATTGGCTAAAATAATTTTTTAATTACATATATATTATATGGATGCATAGGTAAATATAAAATAGGTCTCCCTAAATGCGATAACCAAGCTTGGGAGTTGTTTTGTGTTGTTTTTGATGTGCTCGTATTTCCTATGCATCCTTTTATAGGGCCTTTAGCTCAGTTGGTTAGAGCCCCCGACTCATAATCGGGTAGTCCTCAGTTCGAATCTGAGAAGGCCCACCAGTTTAATCCGCGATAGCTCAGTTGGTAGAGCAGGAGACTGTTAATCTCTTTGTCGTAGGTTCGAGCCCTACTCGCGGAGCCAAATAAATAATCACAGCACCCATTATAAGGTGCTGTGATTATAATTTTTTTTAAATAGGAGAAATTATGGCTATAGTACTTGATACCCCTGAAGCAGGAATTGACTATGTTATCTATGGAGATAAAACTGAAGTAGTTAGCAATTATTTACAACAACAATTATCACAATTACCAAAAATGTATAATGAATTTACAGAAAGAGTACATAATTCTGTAAATAGTACTTTACATTTTCTTAATGATAAATTGACACACTATGGTATTAAACAAAGATTAGAGTCTCAGTATAAAGGTGTTGTTGAGAATAATCAATATGTAGAACTTAATAGTTTCCAAGATTTACAGAATGCTAATTTAACTATGCAAAGATGGGTTATGACTCATCCTGAAATAAAACAACATTATGTTAACCAAGATATAGACGGCTATAGTAACACCTATGTTAATATAACAGAAAACTCATATGGAGAAAATGATTATAATTATAGGAGAGTAATGGATGGAGTTCTTTTAGACGTAGGTGATAGGTGGGAATTTAAAACATATATTGATGAACTAATGCCAGGAGATAGAGAGTTAGACCATTTTGAAAAGGATGTAATATTAAATACATGGAGTACTATTGATTGGATATTAGATAATTGTAAATTTGATTTTACAGATGTATCAGAAGAGCCTAGTAAAATAAATAAATAATATTAAAAGAGGATCTATGAAGGAGTACATGGATGTATAACGACCCTCCAGCGAGTCGCGTCTGATAGATAGATCTATCACAACTACGTGATCTATCTATCAGTTAATAGCGCGAGCGCCAGAGCACTTAAAACAGAGTAAGTCTCGTAAATGAGACTATCTCTACTTTTTCAATGTTACTTATATGGTATGAACTATTAATAAGTTCAGTCGTAGAGGTGAGACGACTTAAGGCTTAGCGTAAGCTAAGTTATAGTCTACTAGGACACATCGTCCTGATGTGTCCTCAGATAGAGACTTACACCGATGGATATAGTTCCTCTTTTTTTTTTGAGGGTTAGATTTTGAGAACAGTAGCAAGTTTAACAGAAGAAGGATGGGTTCAGGATAGTAAAAGTATTTTAGGTTACGTTATAGATTATTATATATTGTCAGACAGCGCACAATCTATAACATATCAAGGTAATATTATAAACTTACCTAATACTTACTATATTAACATAAATAACCCAACAGGAATGGTGTCTAGTGTAAAAAGCGATTTAGATAAACTTCTTAGTAGATATTTTCCTATAGTTGATGTTAATACAGAAGTAAAAGAAATAACAAAAAAGGAATATGCTATATTGTTGTATGTTTCTGTTTACGATGAAGACGGAAGAAAAATAGAGTTAAGTAAAGTAGTAGAACTTAATACATCTGGTGTTAAGAAAGTTTTTAAAGTCAATAACTATGGAAGTGGTTTAGAGTATTTAGCCAGCATATAATTTTTTAAATGAAAAAGTATATATTGGAATATGGAAAAATAATTGGGGTAAAAAATGACTTTACAAGATCATGCAGATAAAGTTAAAGATATGTTTCTGTCAGAAATTAATGAAACAGCTAACGTTGTCTTTAACGGAATACTTACAGATACATTAATTAATAAAATACCTGAACCATTATTCGTTAATTATTTTCTGCCTTGTTTTTTAGGTATTATTAATAATGATAAATGGGTTATGGAATGGATATCTATAGCAGGAACACCTATGTCTCCAGTTGATGTATTCGACACAAATACAAATGATATTATATACAGAGTACCTAGTTTATTAAATACTAATAATCTTTTTTTAATTGGTAATGAAGCTGATCTATCAGATATTTTCATCAGATATGACCAGGTTAGTTCTAATATACCCACACAAGGACTAAAGTTTTTATTAGATGCATTAAGGTTTAAAAATAAAGATTTGTTAAAGAAGTTAAGTTTCAATGAGTCTAATAAACAGTGGGAGTATATTTTAAGACGTTATAATTTAATAGATAAAAATACTGATAATAAAGATACTGAAAATGATGATATATTTGAATATTAGTTTTCATTACATCCCTCCTAGTACTAGGAGGGATGTATATTTTATGATTCGACATAATAACTGGAGATAATTAGATGCCAAACTCTGTAGGAATAGTAGGTGTAGACGGCTATACTCCTATATACCAGCCAGATGACAGATGGGCCATGTGGAGTATACATGAAATATATACAGGAAATGCTGGTCAGAATAAATTTATACCTAAAGTAAATGATTACGTCATAGAACCTGAAACAGGTATAGTTTATATTGTAACTAATTTAGATAATGTAACATTTATACCACAACTTACTCAGATATCTTTTAACAACAATGTCACAACTGACTATATAATATCTTCTACAAACGATAATTATAGAATATATTACGATAAATCTATAACACCTTACACCCTTTCTGTAGATGGTTTATTACGTGTATATTCTAGTACGGCTACAGTGGCTAGAATTTATAGAGGAAATTACATAGACCCAACTAAGATAATATCAAGAACATATGATAATAATGGTAACTTTATAGGTCATAATGTTCAATTAGAAATAGTATCTTATAATACAGCAGATAATTATGCTATAAAATCTATTCCTTCTTGTAATACAGAAGAGGAATTAAGCGATGGAGAACTTTGTACTGTAGTTGTTTTTGATGCAGACGGAAAAGTTATCTCAAAGGTAAGTTGTATTTTAGAAGAAACTACATTTGTTGCACAAGCTTATGCTGAACAAAAATATATAACAGAGATATTTTTGAAATCTGCTTTTATTGATACAACTCAACCAGATGTTATTCATTATCCTGTAAACTTACCTATTTCTTCATTTAACCCAATAGGAGTTGTTCAGTATAACGATGGTTCACAAATAGAATATCCTATAGATGGTTCTAAATTTAATTTATATGGATTAGATCAATTTGTTAGCACTATTATAGGACATAGGGTTCCATTAGTGTTAAGTTATAAATTAGATTCAAATGAAGCTGCATTAGCTACTGTTGATAGTGATAACTTTTATGTAACCAAAAGACTTACATTAATAGTAGACAGTCCTAATACAAGTTATAATGTTAAATTATATGTTTATCCTGTTTGGGTTGACCAAGTAACAGGGTATAGCTATAAAGCATATTTAATGAATCTAGATAGAAATGTCTTATTTGATGTAACTACTGATGTAAGTATAGCAAATAATTCTCCATCATTTAATACGTTAGCTTATGGTATAACACAAAGACTTACATTTAGTATTGATTTAGCGAATGTATCAGGAATATACCATAATTTTATACATACTCAAACAGTTGATATTATTCTAAGAGGACCTGCTGATGATCTATCAGTGACAAACATCTGGGAAGTTGCTACACAAGTACCTAGTAATGTTCCTTTATATGGTACTAACCTTATTGCGGAGTTAGATCAAACTAATCCAAATAGAGTAACTATACATAATAATATTGCCACTGAACAAGACTTTATAGATAAAGTTTATTTAACTACAAATCCTTTAATTAATCCAGCTATTGAATTAAGTCCTATATTTCCTTCACATATAGAACTTATAGTTAATAATGATAGTATTATAGTTCCTATAAATCAATATACTGATAGTTTTAATTTTCCATCACAACTACAGCAGTTTGATAATATTGATATTGTTTTCCTTAAAGAGACAGCATCTGGTTATTTAAAACTGTCTGTTGCTAGTATGACAATGCGTTAATATGTTTTTAGATAAGATTAAAAAACAAATATATAAACTACTAATATATAAAATTATATTTTTAGATAAGAAGAATATATTATATTATAGTAGATTAACTCCATTCTCCACAATAACACTAAATACAAATAAAGGGGATTTTGTATTTTCCTTTAAACAAGACAGACGTACTAAGAAAAGATTTAAAGATAGCTTATTTAGAATTAAGACGTTTATTATAGAATTAAAGTTACCTAAAGACTTAACATGTAATATTAACAATATAGATGAAAAAGTTCTTATTGTTGTAACTATATGTGGTGACTTTCTTGATTATAAACTATTGTCTGAAGTTTTATTAGAAATTTATTGCTCCAATATTGAGACAATTAAGTAAACACACAACCTAACAGGAATTAACCTGTTAGGTTGTTATTTTTTATTTAATAAAAAAATGATCTGAACTAACTTACTTTTTTTATTAAATATGATACTTTTTAGAAATGATTGGTTAAAATACCCTAATGCAATAATACATTATTCTACTAAAAATAAAAACTTCTTAAGATTAGCAGAAGTATATTATAAAATGAACATAAAGAATAATGCATTTTTATTGTCACTTCTAGATAGTGATTTAAAAGATATTGATCCTTTTAATGAAGATCTGTCATTACAAATAAAAGGAAAAATTGTAATGGAATGTCAAAGAAATCCATGGTATTTTTTCAGAGAGGTTTTAAGAATACCTATACCTGGAAGCATTGAGCCTGTTTATTTTAAATCTGATAGAGCAAATATAGCTCTATACTGGTTATTCTTTAACCACATTATGACTATAGTTGTTATTTTAAGACAGACAGGTAAAACAACATCATTAATGTCACTTGTTACTTATCTATTAAACTTTGGTTCTACAAATACATTTATAAACTTATTGACTAAATCAGAAGGTCTTAAATCAGAAACACTTGTTAAGGTAAAACAGTTATTCGAAGAACTTCCTGAATATTTAAATATGTCAACTAAGAAAGATATATTTAATACAGATGAAGTTAGGTTAAAGTCACTATCTAATGTATTTAAAGGTAATTTATCATCTTCATCAGCTAAACAAGCTGAAAAAGTAGGTCGTGGTTTTACCTCACCTATAAATATTATCGACGAAGCAGCTTTTGTTGAAAATATAGCTGTTGCTATGGGTGCTATGCTTATGTCTGGTAATTTCGCTAGAGAAGCAGCTAGACAGAATGGTCAGAACTATGGTACTATTTTAGCCACAACTGCTGGTGATTCTGATGACAGAGATGGTTCCTATATTTATAAATTATGTAATGGATCTGCGTTATGGGATGAGTTATTCTTAGACTGTGAAGACCTAAATAGTCTAAATGAAACTATATTTAAAAACTTAAGATCAGGTAGTAATGAAAGCAAAAGACCTATAGTTAATATAACACTTTCGTATAGGCAGTTAGGTTATGATGAAGAATGGTTAAAAAGAAGATTAGAA